CCAACTTCCGCTGGTGCGACCTGTTCGGCTGCGACGACGCATTGATGGCGACTGGCTTCAACGCCTGGGGTGGCGTGTTCTTCCTGAATGGGCGCTGGCACGCCGTGGGCGGAGGTAAGGATCTGCAGCCACGCTTGTTGGCTGTCGGCGACCGCACGGTTTGCATGGCCAAAGCCGATGACTGGCTGAACGACCGCGAGTCGGCTGACTCCGCGCACAAGACCCGTCGTTGGCTGAACGAGCCGCCGACCGCGAAGCAACTCCAGTATCTGCCGCAGGCGCTGCGCGCCGACTTTGGCATGACCCGCTATCAGGCCTCGGCGCTGCTGTCCTTCCAGTTCAACAAGTCGTCGATTCAGCGCCTCGTGGTGGCTGCTAACGATGCCCACCGGGAGACCGCGTGAAATGTGCAGTCTGCTCCCGAAAAGCCAAGGGCTTCGGCTACTTCAATCCACGCCTGCCGCGCAGCGATCCACGCCGTTACTCGGATCGCTGGGTGTTCTGCTCCATGCGCTGTCAGAACGCATTTTCACGGCTCATGGAAAAGACGGGAGGTCACATGATCGACCCGAGTGACATGGAGCTGGCTGCCATGGCGTCCTGCCTGGCCCCGCTGGGTGAGTATGTGGGCTCCATCGGCATGCAGCGCCCGCTGGCGGACTACAGCAAAGACGAAGTGCTGATGCTGATCGACGTGGTGGTGACCGCCTACCAGGAACACATGCTCGTCGAGCACGAGCGGATGGCGGAGAAGGACCGCGCTTTTCTTGAGGAGCGACTCGCCCGCCAGGGTAAGCCTGCTTCGACGGGGGTGCCGTTCTGATGCTGGACTTCAATCACCGCCCCAAGATCCATGAGCAGATCGGCGCGCTCATCGACGCCGCACTGAGCGCCGAACGCGACAACCAACCCCGGCGCAACTATCTCGGTGCGTCTCGCTTGGGCGTTGCCTGCGAACGTGCACTGCAATACGAGTATCTGCAGACACCGGTCGATCCTGGCCGGGACATGCCAGGTCGCGTTCTGCGTGTCTTCGAAGTGGGCCATGTCCTCGAAGAGTTGGCCATCCGCTGGCTGCGCATGGCCGGATTCGATCTGTACACGCAAAAGGCCAGCGGCGGTCAGTTCGGCTTTTCTGTCGCGGGCGGTCGCATCCAAGGGCACGTCGATGGCGTGCTGAACGGTGGCCCCGCAGAGCTAGGAATGAGCTATCCGGCCCTGTGGGAGTGCAAGACCATGAACGACAAGTCCTGGCGGGACACGGTCAAGCACGGCGTCAGCAAATCCAAACCGGTCTATGCCGCACAAATGGCCATCTATCAGGCCTACATGGAGACCAGCATTCCGGGCATCTCTGCGAACCCGGCGTTGTTCACTGCCATCAACAAGGACTCCGAGGAGATCTGGTTCGAGCTGGTGCCGTTCGACGGCGGCCTAGCGCAGCGTATGTCCGATCGCGCGGTTCGGGTCATCACGGCAACGGACATCCAGGAACTGCTGCCGCGCCATGCAACCACGCCAACGCATGTCGAGTGCAAGTTCTGCCCCTGGCAGGACCGCTGTTGGAGTTCGACATGATGGCCGACAACATCATCTGGCTCGACTTCAATGACGCGCCCGAGCAGCGCGACGAACTGACCTCCGACACCGATGCCTTGCGCGCTGGCTTGCTGGATCGACTTGAGGCCGTCCTCCACTACCTGTTTCCGCAGGGGCGCATTCGGGGTGGCAAGTTCTACGTCGGTGATGTCGATGGCAACCCGGGAAAGAGTCTGGTGGTTGAGCTGGACGGACCACGGCGAGGCCTGTGGAAAGACTTCTCCACCGACGAGGGCGGCGACATCATTGATCTGTGGGCGCGCTCGCAGGGCCGCTCCGCCCGCAGCGACTTCCCACGCATCGCTGGAGAGATCCGGCAATGGCTCGGCATTGCTGTCCCGGTCGGCACGCCGATGCGCCGTGATGTTCGCAGCATGCCGATGGACGACCTCGGCGCCTACACCGGCAAATGGGATTACCTGACTCCCGATGGCGAGCTGATCGCCTGCGTCTACCGGTATGACCCGCCGACAGGCAAAGAGTACCGCCCCTGGGATGTGCGTGCCCGCATGTGGCGCGCACCCGATCCCAGGCCGCTCTACAACCAACCGGCCATCGCGAAAGCGCGAGAGGTCGTCCTGGTCGAAGGCGAGAAATGTGCGGCTGCATTGGTTGCTTGCGGCATTGCGGCCACCACGGCGATGAACGGCGCCAAGGCACCAGTCGACAAGACCGACTGGCGTCCACTAGCCGGGAAATCCGTGGTCATCTGGCCGGACCGGGATGCCCCCGGCTGGGACTACGCCGAGAGCGCAGCGCGCGCTTGCGTGATGGCGGGCAGCGCATCCGTGGCCATTTTGGTGCCGCCGACCGACAAGCCGGCCAAGTGGGATGCAGCAGACGCTGTCGACGAGGGCTTCGACTGCGCGGCATTCATCGCCCAGGGTGACCGACGGATCGTAAAGGCAGCGGCTCCCTCTCTGCCCACCTTCACGCTCGGCGAACTGCTCGATGACAACTCGCCGCTGCCGCCCGATCTGATCGCTCCGCGCGTGCTGACACCGGCTGGCATGTTGGTGTTCGGTGGCGCACCGAAAGTCGGCAAGAGCGACTTCCTGCTGTCTTGGCTGGCGCACATGGCTGCAGGCGCTGTATTCCTCGGCATGCAGCCACCCCGTCCGCTGCGCGTGTTCTACCTGCAGGCCGAGGTCCAGTACCACTACCTTCGCGAGCGCGTGAAGGATGTGCGCCTGCCATCACACCGGCTTTTGGATGCCCGCGCCAACTTCGTCGCCACACCGCAGTTGCGGCTGGTGCTCGATGACGCAGGGCTGGCGCAGGTGATCCCGGCAATCGCGCAGGCTTTCGGCGGCGAGCCTCCCGACATCATCGCCATCGATCCGATCCGCAACGTTTTCGACGGCGGTGACGCCGGTGGCGAGAACGACAACGGCGCGATGCTGTTCTTCCTGTCCCAGCGGGTGGAGCGCATTCGCCAGGCAGTGAATCCGGACGCCGGCGTCATCCTCGCCCACCACACCAAGAAGCTCGGCAAGAAGCAGTTCGAGGAGGACCCGTTCCAGGCACTGGCCGGCGCGGGAAGTCTGCGCGGCTACTACTCGACCGGGATGTTGTTGTTCAGGCCCGACGAGACCAGAACGACCCGCCAGCTCATCTTCGAGCTGCGCAATGGCGCGGGTATCCCGCAACGGCACGTCGACAAGATCAACGGTGAGTGGCGTGAGGTCGATGCCAACGAGCGGCTGGTGATGAAGGACTACGGCGAGCGACTGGATGCCGAGCGCCGCCGCAAACGCGACGCGATCCTTCAGATCCTGTTCGAGGAGGCCGGCAACGGGCGCTGCTACACCGCCAACCAGTTCGCGGAGTCCTTCGAGGGCAAGGCTGGCCTGGGCGGCGAGCGCACCATCCGCGAACGCGTCTCCGCGCTCTCGACGCAGGGCTACATCAAGTATTTCCGCAACTCGGCTGACTACGGTCTGCCCTCCAGCGGCCGCACCAAGTTCGGCTATCTCTGCGTAGAAGGCATGGTGCTGCGCTTGCCAGCTGGCGATGTCGACACGGCCACCGGCGAGCTGCCGATGCGCGAGCACACGGTGCTCCCCACCCACTACAAGTGCCCGCATTCCGGCGCCTCGATGCCTGTCGAGAACCCCGACGTGTGGGTCTACCACGACGAACTGAACGACCCGGAGGCCTCATGAACATTGCCCAATCGGCAGTTGGCAGCGCCGTTGCCAACTGCACCCATTTCCTTGCCAACTACCCGCAGTTGGCAAACCTCTGCCAACTGGAAGTCCAGGTAAATCAGGGTGTTGCGGGAAATTACCCGCAGTTGGCAGATGGCAACGATGCCAACTTGCCAACTGGCGCAAACCCGCGTGGTTGCTGGACTTTCTCCCATTCTCCAGTTGGCGAAAACTCCCCCTCCTACTACGTAGGAGAGGGACCAGATGGCCCCTCCACTCTACGTAGGGGGCTTGCCGGCCACCCGGGATCAGATCATCGGCGGCCATCCCTGTCCTCGATCCTGGCATTGGATCTCGGCACACAGACAGGCTGGGCACTGCGCGACCGCGATGGCGCAGTGACCAGTGGATCGGAATCCTTCAAGCCGCAGCGCTTCGAGGGTGGCGGCATGCGCTACCTGCGATTCAAACGCTGGCTCACCGAGATCAAGCAGTCCTGCGACGGCATCGACGCCGTGTACTTCGAGGAGGTGCGCCGCCACGCCGGGGTCGATGCGGCACACGCCTACGGCGGCTTCATGGCCCACCTCACCGCATGGTGCGAGCACCACCAAATCCCGTACCAGGGCGTTCCGGTGGGCACGATCAAGAAGCACGCCACCGGCAAGGGCAACGCGAACAAGGATCAGATGATCAGCGCCGCCCGGTTGCGTGGCCACGCACCGGCTGACGACAACGAAGCCGATGCCATTGCGCTGTTGCAGTGGGCCGTCGAGACACAGGAGGTGTGAGATGAAGGTTCCGACTCACGCCTACCGCTGTGCCCTGGCTCGACTGCAGCCCGATCCGCGCCCCGATCCGGAGCAGATCAAGCGCGAAGGATGGCGCGACCAGCAGATCCTGGTGATCTCGCCCGACGACACGCGACTCGACTGGGTCGAACGCGAACTGCTGCGCCGGATCGGCGATCGGCTGTACGGGTCGAAGGAGCGTCGACATGGCTGAGTGGACGATCGAAACCGTGGCCGACCGGTTCATCGAGGCCGCACGAACTGCCCACCGCCTTCCTCCGGTTCGCGTGCAGGGCTACTTCAACTGCTGGCCGGCGATCAAACGCATGCCATGGGAAAACCTCGGCGCAGAGCCACCGGTCTACCGCTTTCCTCCCGACCCTGCGGCCATCGACCGGATGCTGGAGACCATGCGGTGGGTCCAGTGGCTTGAGGAGGAACAGCGACACCTCGTCTGGATGCGGGCACAGCGGTACCCGTGGAAAGATATCTGTTGCCGCTTCGCCTGTGACCGGACCACTGCCTGGCGTCGCTGGCAGGCAGCACTGGCGATCGTGGTCGAGCAGCTGCAAGCGGCGAAGAGACAGGCAGCGGTAGCCAATTCGCGCTGACGTTGCGTGTAGTTGCGAGCCGTTGCAAAGCCAATCTGAATCCTGCGGACCGCTGAGGGTTTTGACGACTTTTCGGCGTGCAACATCTGGAGAGTTTTTCGCTAGTATTACGGCTAATCTCGCGAGCGAAGTACGTCTGAAGGCCACAGCACAGTCTGTGGCCTTCGTCGTTTCCAGCCCGCGATGGCCACGCCCCATTGCCACGGGTCCTTCCTGGCCAGAAAGCAATGCGGGAGGCGCGAGCGCGGCGCTTTTTTAGCGTCTGGGTGCGAACCAAGGTTCGCACGGTTCGCAGTTCGCATGCCGCCAGTTCGCACTAACCCCAAAACCCGCCCACGGCTTCGTCGGCGGGTTTTCTATTTTCAGGACATCATCTTTGAACACGCTCAACGTCGAGTACCGCAAGGTCGAGGCGCTGATTCCCTACGCCCGCAATCCGCGCACGCACGCCGAGGGTCAGATCGCCAAGATCGCGGCCAGCATCGTCGAGTACGGCTGGACGAACCCGATCCTCGTCGACGGCGACAACGGCATCATCGCCGGGCACGGGCGTCTGGCCGCTGCCCGCAAGCTGGGGCTGGATCAGGTGCCGGTGATCGAACTGGCCCACCTGAGCGTCGCGCAGAAACGCGCGCTGGTGATCGCCGACAACCGGCTGGCGCTCGATGCGGGCTGGGACGAGGAGATGCTGGCGCTGGAGTTGGCCGACCTGTCCGAGGCCGGGTACGACCTTGCGCTGACGGGTTTCGAGGATGCCGAGATCGAGGCGCTGCTCACGGGTGAGGTGACCGACGCCGGTACCGACCCGGAGCCTGATGCCGACGAACCGGATGCGGCGGACGACGTACCGGATACCCCTGTCGTGGCGGTGTCCCGTCCAGGTGATGTCTGGGCCATCGGGTCGCACCGCCTGATCTGTGGCGACGCCACCGACCGGGGCGTGGTCGAGGCACTGATGGACGGCAATGCCGCTCGCCTGTGCTTCACCTCGCCGCCCTACGGCAACCAGCGCGACTACACCTCGGGCGGCATCACCGATTGGGATGGCCTGATGCGCGGCGTGTTCGCGCACCTGCCGATGGCGGCCGACGGACAGGTGCTGGTCAACCTCGGGCTCATCCACCGCGACAACGAAGTGATCCCGTATTGGGACGCGTGGCTCGGCTGGATGCGCAGCCAGGGCTGGCGGCGCTTTGCGTGGTACGTCTGGGATCAGGGGCCGGGGATGCCAGGCGACTGGGCGGGTCGATTCGCGCCGAGCTTTGAGTTCGTTTTCCACTTCAACCGCGAGAGCCGCAAGCCGAACAAGATCGTGCCCTGCAAGCACGCCGGGCAGGAATCGCACCTGCGCGCCGATGGCTCGTCCACGGCGATGCGGGGCAAGGACGGCGAAGTCGGTGGCTGGACGCACAAGGGCCTGCCGACGCAGGACACCCGCATCCCCGACAGCGTAATCCGCGTGATGCGCCACAAGGGCAAGATCGGTCAGGACATCGACCACCCCGCTGTGTTCCCGGTCGCACTCCCGGAGTTCGTGATCGAGGCCTACAGCGACGCTGGCGACATCGTGTTCGAACCCTTCGGCGGCAGCGGCACCACGATGCTGGCGGCCGAGCGCACGGGCCGAGTCTGCCGCAGCGTGGAAATCGCGCCGGAGTACGTGGACGTCGCCATCAAACGCTTCCAGCAGAACCACCCCGGTGTGCCGGTCAGCTTGATCGCCACCGGTCAATCCTTCGAGCAGGTCGCCGCCGAGCGCACCACGACCTCTGACATCGAGGTGATGGTATGAACTGGCTGGCCGACAAGATCGAGCAGTGGCCGACCGCCAAGCTGCTGCCCTACGCCCGCAACGCGCGCACCCACTCCGAAGATCAGGTGGCGCAGATCGCAGCGAGCATTGCCGAGTTCGGATTCACCAATCCGATCCTGGCGGGCAGCGACGGCATCATCGTTGCTGGCCACGGTCGGCTGGCCGCCGCCCAGAAACTCGGGCTGGAGATCGTGCCCGTGGTCGTCCTTGATCACCTGAGCCCGACCCAGCGCCGCGCCTTGGTCATCGCAGACAACCGCATCGCGGAGAACGCTGGCTGGGATGACGCGATGTTGCGGATCGAGCTGGAGGCCCTGCAGCTGGAAGGTTTCGATCTGGACATCACCGGCTTCGACGCCGACGCGCTGGCCGAACTGATCGCGGGCGACGAGCCGGACAATGAGGGCCAGACCGATGAGGACGCGGTACCGGAGGTTGGCGAGACACCCATCTCGCGCCCGGGCGATGTCTGGATCATGGGCCAGCACCGACTGCTGTGCGGCGACTCGACCGTGACCGAGAGCTACGAGCGGTTGATGCAAGGCACAGTGGCAGACATGGTCTTCACCGACCCGCCGTACAACGTGAACTACGCCAACAGTGCGAAGGACAAGATGCGCGGCAAGGATCGCGCGATCCTCAACGACAACTTGGGCGATGGTTTCTACGACTTCCTGTTGGCAGCATTGACGCCCACCGTGGCGAACTGCCGGGGCGGTATCTATGTGGCGATGTCATCCAGCGAGCTGGATGTGCTGCAGGCCGCCTTTCGTGCCGCCGGTGGCAAGTGGTCGACGTTCATCATCTGGGCCAAGAACACCTTCACGCTGGGCCGTGCCGACTACCAGCGCCAGTACGAACCGATCCTGTACGGATGGCCTGAGGGTGCGCAACGCCACTGGTGTGGTGACCGCGATCAGGGCGACGTGTGGGCTATCAAGAAGCCGCAGAAGAACGATCTGCATCCGACGATGAAGCCGGTGGAGCTGGTCGAGCGAGCCATCCGCAATTCGAGCCGCCCGGGTAACGTAGTGCTCGATCCGTTCGGTGGTTCTGGCACAACGCTGATTGCGGCCGAAAAGTCGGGGCGCGTCGCGCGGCTGATCGAACTCGATCCGAAGTACGTGGATGTGATCGTGCGCCGGTGGGAGGACTTCACCGGCCAGACGGCTATCCGCGAGGCAGCAGACCAGGAATTGTGCGCCATTTGAATGGTTGGCCGGGCTGCTTGGCATCTTCTTCCTCGGCGATGCGCCGCAGGATTTGTAGGGTGGTGAGATCGCGCGGCAGTGCCATGCACATGACGCGCACGGCCTGCTCGATGGAGACGTCTGGACGCCGGTTGGCAATCAGCCAACGCAGCGCCTGCTCGCGTTCGGTGGCGAGCGTTGTCATCAGGCAGCCATCTCTTCGCAGATTTCGCAGTGGATCACAAAGCCTGTCAGGTAAGGCAGGCCGCGTGGGATGCCGTACTGCTTGCTGGTCTGGCGGCCAATCGTCCAGCCCATCCAACGTTGGGTGGCGGCCTTGATCGCATCCTGCAAGGCTTGGCCTTGGTGCAAACCGTTCTGGACGTCGTCGGCAAAGTGACGTCCGTGGCGACTGTCGAGGAAGATCCGCACCGATTCGAGGGGCTGGTGGGTGGCGTCCGAAATGGCGTTCATGGCCAGGGGCCATGCGGCGCTGGCGTGTTCGTTCATCGTGCCCCAAAAACCCCAGGCTTCGTTTTGGGTGGTGGGGATCTGGTTGGTGGTCATGGTGTGTTCTCCGGGTTGATCGTTGCGACACCTGTAGTAACGCGCTGTTCGATTGAGAAGCCAAGCTGTTCCTGGCCTCTTTCTCGATCAATTTCGCTTACCCGAGACGGGCTACGTAGCGGGCGTAATCACCGCCCTCGGGATTGACGTAGAGGTAAGGGCGTCCGGGAGCCGTGACCTCGACGCAGAGGTAGCCGTCGCCAGTGCCGCCACCCTTGCCACGCAGCCAGTCGCGTGACACCAGCAGGCTGCGCCCAAAGGCGTCGAATTCGGCAGGGGTGAGCTCCTTGGTCTCGGTGACGTAGACCTTGTGCTGGTCGCTCCCGCCCAGTTCGCCGAGGTCGGCAGGTTTGCGTGCAAACGGTAGGCGGATGCTCAACTCTTCGACCTGGAGGCTTTGGCCTGCGAACTGCAGAGTGCGTGGGGTACGTTCGATGGTGATGGTCATGGTGCTCATGGCGGTTTTCCTGGTTTGGCGTCGTCAATCACGACATCTGTATGAACGCGCTGGTGGGGAGAGAAGCCAAGCTATTCATGGCTCCTCTCGCCATCTTTTTGCCTTCGCCGAAACTCGCTGTGCTCGTTTTCAGGCGATGCGGTAGATCCGCTCGCCACCCTGCGGCTTGTCCGAGACGATGTTCAGGCCGAGCTTTTTCTTGAAGGCTCCGGCGAAGGTGCCGCGCACCGTGTGCGCCTGCCAACCGGTGGCGGTGCAGATCTGGCCGATGGTTGCGCCCTCGGGGCGTTGCAGCATCCGGATCACTTCGGCCTGCTTGCTGTTCTCGCGGGTGCGCGGCTTGACCCACGTTGCTTCTGCGGCGGTAACAAAGGCTTCCAGTTCGGGATCGCTCGCGGCCGCAGGCGCGCCTTCAGCGTTGGCGATGATCCGGTCGAGATTGGCTTCGAATTGACCGATGCCTTTCCTGTTCACGTCGGGACGCGGAATGCCCAGGGCGTCGTAGCCCTCCGCAGCGACAAACCAGTCGGTGCCGTCGGTGGTGATCAGTGCGCGGTTAAACAAGCCGTCGAGCACTTTCTTGCGCGCGCCGCCTTTGATGTTGTCAGGGAACCAGTCGATTTTGCCGCTGGTGTGCTCAACAGCGTGGGCCAGGATCGCGTGCTGTGCCGGGGTCAATTGGGTGGTGGTCATGTCTTGCTCCTTCGATGGGGTGGACGGTGAAGTGATGAACGCGCTGTTCCCAAGTGAAGCCAAGCGCTTTCTGCTTGGATTGCAGGGTTCGCAATCAGGTGTTGGCCTTTTCCGACTGCGTGGCTTTGCGGCCCTGCTCGACACCAGCGTTGAAGGCTGCTTCGAGCGCATCGCGCAAGCACCAGACCGCCACGTCGTGGAAATCGAGGCTGTCCGAGCGGCGGGTTTCCAGGGTTTCGATGCCCAGCTTGTTTTGCGCGATCTGGGTCAGGAGTTGTTCGAGCTTGCTCATGTCCGTGTCCTTTCATGGTGTTGATGACGAACGTATGAACGCGCTGTTCCAGATGGAAGCCAAGCTCAATCCGCAGGAATGACGAACAAATGATTGAAGGTGCCCCGAAGGGGAAATATGGGTATTTCGATTCGTGCCTACGCACGCCACCGAGGGGTGTCCGATGCGGCGGTGCGCAAGGCCATCGCTGCGGGACGGATCACGCCGGAGGCAGACGGAACGATTGATGCCGAGCGCGTCGACCGCGAATGGGCGCGCAATTCCGATGCGCCGCGCAATGGCACAGCCACCCGCGCGGTAAAGGTCGCCGTGGCGGAATCCAGTGGCACCACGGGTGATGGGCCAGCGGCATTGCCAGCAGGCGGCACGTCCTTGCTCCAAGCGCGCACGGTCAACGAAGTGGTCAAGGCGCAAACCAACAAGGTGCGCCTGGCCCGTCTCAAAGGCGAGCTGGTAGATCGGCCACAGGCCATCGCCCATGTTTTCAAGCTGGCGCGATCCGAACGCGATGCGTGGCTCAACTGGCCCGCGCGCATCTCAGCACAGATGGCAGCCAAGCTCGGCGTCGATCCTCACACGATGCACATCGCCTTGGAGGCGGCGGTGCGTGAGCACCTGCAGGAACTGGGCGAGATGCGCCCGAGGGTGGATTGATGGACATGGACTACGAAGGCGCTGCCGAGATCGAACGCGCATGGCGCGAAGGACTGACGCCAGACCCGCTGCTCACCGTGTCCGAATGGTCGGATCGCCACCGGATGCTCTCCAGCAAGGCGTCTGCCGAGCCCGGACGCTGGCGCACCAGCCGCACGCCGTACCTGAAAGCGATCATGGATTGCCTGTCGCCGACCTCGCCGGTCGAACGCGTGGTGTTCATGAAAGCGGCACAGCTTGGCGCGACCGAGATGGGATCGAACTGGATCGGCTATGTGATCCATCACGCACCCGGGCCAATGATGGCGGTGTGGCCGACAGTGGAGATGGCCAAGCGCAACTCCAAGCAGCGGATCGATCCGCTGATCGAGGAGTCGTCCGCACTAGCTGAACTGATTGCACCGGCGCGCAGCCGGGATTCCGGCAACACCATCCTGGCCAAGGAGTTCCGGGGTGGCGTGCTGGTGATGACCGGGGCCAACAGCGCGGTCGGCCTACGCTCGATGCCGGTGCGGTATCTGTTTCTCGACGAGGTCGACGGTTATCCGTTGGACGTCGAGGGTGAAGGGGACGCAATCTCGCTGGCCGAGGCGCGTACACGCACCTTCGCGCGGCGCAAGATCTTCATCGTCTCGACGCCGACGATCTCAGGGGCATCGGCTATCGAACGCGAGTACGAGGCCAGTGACCAACGTCGCTACTTCGTGCCGTGTCCGCATTGCTCGCACCGGCAGTGGCTGCGTTTCGAGCAGCTGCGTTGGGACAAAGGGCAACCGGAGACCGCTGCCTACATCTGTGAGTCATGTGACACCGCGATTGCCGAGCATCACAAGACGTGGATGCTGGAGCACGGCGAGTGGCGCGCGATGATCACCGATGGCGCGGGTAAGACGGCTGGCTTCCACCTGTCGTCGCTATACAGCCCGGTAGGCTGGCGTTCGTGGCGTGAGATCGCCGCTGCGTGGGAAGCCGCCGTCAGTAAAGAGTCGGGATCGGCCGCTGCTATCAAGACCTTCAAGAACACCGAGCTGGGTGAAACCTGGGTCGAGGAAGGCGAAGCCCCGGACTGGCAACGGCTGGTCGAGCGCCGCGAGGACTACCGCGTCGGCACGGTGCCACAAGGTGGTCTGCTCTTGGTAGGCGCGGCCGACGTACAGAAGGATCGAATCGAGGCCTCGGTCTGGGCCTTTGGGCGCGGCAAGGAGTCGTGGCTGGTCGAGCACCGCGTGCTGATGGGTGACACCGCCCGCGACACGGTGTGGAAGCGCCTCGCTGAAATGCTGGCCGAGACCTGGACACATGCTTCGGGCGCATCGATGCCGCTGGCGCGCTTTGCACTGGATACCGGGTTTGCAACGCAGGAGGCCTACGCCTTTGTGCGGGCTTGCCGCGATTCGCGTGTGATGGCGGTCAAGGGTGTGCCTCGCGGTGCAGCCCTGATCGGCACGCCGACCGCCATCGATGTCTCGCAGGGTGGCAAGAAGCTGCGCCGGGGCATCAAGGTGTACACGGTGGCAGTCAGCATCGCCAAGCTCGAGTTCTACAACAACCTGCGCAAGAGCGCAGATGTTGGCGAGGACGGATTGACCCCGGTGTTTCCCGCCGGGTTCGTCCACTTGCCCAAGATCGACGCCGAGTTCATCCAGCAACTCTGCGCGGAACAACTGATCACCCGCCGCGACCGCAACGGCTTCCCGGTGCGGGAGTGGCAAAAGATGCGCGAACGCAATGAAGCGCTCGACTGCTACGTCTACGCCCGCGCGGCCGCATCGGCGGCGGGCCTGGATCGCTTCGAGGAACGCCATTGGCGGGAACTGGAGCGACAACTGGGGTTGGCCAGTCCGCCAGCCCCTGAAACACCAACCGAATCAACCAACGAGGCCACCCAACGCGGTGGCCTCGCTGTTTCTGGCAACCGCAACACCGGTCGGCGCGTGATCAAAAGCCGCTGGCTGTCCTGACATCCCAAGGAGAAAACATGAGTCTTGCTACCCGTATCGAAAGCCTGGTCATCCGCGTCGCGCAGGAATTCAACGACGTCCGCGCCAAGGCAGGCAACCTGGCCAACCTCACCACCACCGACAAGTCAAATCTGGTCGCGGCCATCAACGAACTGAAAGCCGCCGTGGTGTCGTCGGCGGTGATCGACGATGCGCACGTCGCGGCCACGACCACGTACTCGTCCAACAAAATCGTCTCGCTGCTCGATGCGCTCAAGACCGAGATCTTGGGTGGTGCCGATGCCGCCTACGACACGCTGGTGGAAATCCAGCAACTGCTGCAGAACGGCACCAGCGGTCTGGATGCGCTGCTCGCTGCCGTGAACAACCGCGTGCGCTTCGATGCGGCGCAGTCGCTGACCGTGGCCGAGCAACTTCAGGCACGCAGCAACATCGGTGCCGTCGCGGCCAGTGATGTCGGCAACACCGACACCGACTTTGTCGCGGTCTTTGTGGGTGCGCTGGTCTGATGAGCCTCGCATCGCGCATCAGTGCGCTGGCCAGTCGTGTCGGGCTCGAGGTCAAGACCAAGATCGACGCAACCCACCCCGGTCTGGCCCGGGCGTGGGTGTGCTTCGGCTACGTCGGCAACCAGATCGTCGTGCGCTCCTCGCACAACGTGGCCAGCGTGACCCGGACGGCGGCGGGCCGCTACCGCGTGAACTTCACCGTTGCCATGCCCGACGCCAACTATTGCTGGACGGCGCTCGCCCGTAGCAGCACCAACAGCGGCACGCAGCGCATTGCGATCGTGCGATCCAGCACCGACCAGAAGACCGCTCAGTACGTCGACATCAGTTGCGCCACCACGTCCGCATCCTTCGACGACTCCTCCGAAATCAACCTCACGGTGTATCGCTGATGGCCTACACACAAGCACATCTCGACGCACTGGAAGCGGCGCTGGTCAAGGGCGAAAAGCGCGTGACCTTCGGCGACAAGACCGTCGAGTACCGCAGCGTCGATGAACTCCAGGCCGCCATTGGGGCGGTCAAGCGCGACCTCTTCGAGCAGGCCGTGGATACCGGGCTGTGGCCCGGTGCGCCACGCCAGATCCGGGTCACCACCGGCAAAGGGTTCTGAACATGCAATGGTTTGACCGAATGCGTAGACGCGTCGGCATGAGTCTGCTTGGCGGCACCCCGTTCTATGACGGTATCGGTGGCGGCCGCCGCGCATTGGCGTGGCAGGTCGGCAATCCAGGCGCAGTCGCAGCACTGGCGTTCACCCAGAACGAATTGCGCGCCAAGAGCCGCGATCTGGTACGCCGCAATGCCTGGGCAGCGGCAGGCGTTGAAGCCTTTGTCTCGAACGCCATCGGCACCGGCATCAAGCCGCAGAGCATGCTGGCCGATCAGTCCTTGCGCGAAGCGATCCACAGCCTGTGGTGGGACTGGTGCGAGGAAGCCGATGCCGCCGGACTGACTGATTTCTACGGCCTGCAGGCCTTGGCCTGTCGCGCCATGCTCGAAGGCGGGGAATGTCTGGTGCGGCTGCGCTATCGCCGCCCGGAAGATGGCCTGCCGGTGGGCCTGCAGTTGCAGTTACTCGAACCCGAACACCTGCCAGCCACGCTGAATCAGGAGTTGGCTTCAGGAAACGTCATTCGTGCGGGCATCGAGTTCGACAAGCTCGGACGGCGGGTGGCTTACCACCTGTATCGCTCGCATCCGGGTGACGGCTCACTGGCCCCGATGTCAGGCACAGGTGGCGTGGTGGGCGGTCTCGACACAGTGCGTGTCCCGGCCAGCGAAATCATCCACCTGTTTCGTCCCTTGCGGCCCGGACAGATCCGGGGCGAACCGTGGCTGGCGCGCGCGCTGGTCAAGCTCAACGAACTCGACCAGTACGACGACGCCGAGCTCGTGCGCAAGAAAACCGCCGCGATGTTCGCGGGCTTCATCACGCGCCTGTCGCCCGAGGACAACCTGATGGGTGAAGGCTTGCCGGATGCCAGCGGAGCGGCATTGGCCGGGCTGGAGCCGGGCACGATGCAGATCCTGGAGCCCGGCGAGGACGTGAAGTTCAGTCAGCCTGCCGACGTTGGCGCGAGCTACGCCGAATTCCTGCGCATGCAGTTCCGGGCGGTGGCAGCGGCGATGGGCATCACCTACGAGATGCTGACCGGCGACCTGACGCAAGTGAACTATTCGTCGATCCGGGCCGGGCTGCTGGAGTTTCGCCGCCGCTGTGAGGCCATCCAGCACGGCGTGATCGTCCACCAGCTGTGCCGCCCGATCTGGCGTGCCTGGATGGAGCAAGCGCTACTTGAAGGCGCGCTGGCGCTGCCGCAGTTCACCGAGAAGAAGCGCGACTACTTCGCGGCCAAATGGATTCCACAGGGTTGGCAGTGGGTCGATCCCAAGAAGGAATTCGACGCGATGCTGACCGCCATTCGCGCCGGGCTGCTGTCTCGCTCGGAAGCCATCTCGGCCTTCGGCTACGACGCCGAGGACATCGACCGGGAGATCGCCGCCGACAACCAGCGTGCCGATGCGCTCGGTCTGGTCTTTGACTCCGACCCGCGCCACGACAAAGCGTCCCAACCATCGGCATCGGGCGCTCCCATGAATGCGGCCGCCACGGTGGCCGTGCCGCAAGACCAACAGGACAAC